TCTTGTGTACGACATTGATGAGAAGATGTGGTACACATGGACTCAATGGGCTATGGCATCTAACGATCAACCTAACCCAGGTACGTACTATGAGATGTACTTCCGTCCTACGTTCTATGCTGAGTTAAACAACATTCCCTACTGCTTAGATGACGATAGGGCTATCTTGTACCAGTTAAACACTGAAGTCTACCAAGATAATGGGCAACCTATCTACTGTAGGTCTGTTACTAATATCATGGACAACGGTACTACTAAACGTAAGTTCTATGGTCGTTTAGAAATAGTTGGTGATAAAGTAGCTGGTACTATGTACATCAGTCATTCAGGTAATGACTACGTTAGTTACTCTGTACCTCGCCCTGTTAATCTAAATGCAGCTCGTTCTCAAGTGTACTTAAGTGGTGCTGATCGTCGTAGGTCTTGGCAGTTCTTGTGTACAGATAATGTACCTCTTCGCTTAGATGTTGCTGAGATTGACTTCCGCATAGGTGAGATGGATCAAGAGCAAGGTGTTGGTGGTAATCCCCAATACAAAAGGTAAGACATGAGTACAAATGTAACCATTGATAGCAGCAATAACTCTCTAGCTAAAGTTCAGTTTAGAGAAAACATCTTGAATGTCCAAGAGGGCATGTTAAAGATGGCTGCTGAAGGTCTAATGAAAGACACCTTACCTGACTGTAAACTGACTCACCACTACGCCCCTATTGATGAGAAGTACGGTTGTGGCACTTATGCCCGACAAATGTTTATTCCCAAAGGTACGCTAATCATAGGTAAAATACATAGGCATCAGCATTTAAACTTTATCATGCAAGGTAAAGTCGCTGTGTCAACAGAGTTTGGGCCAAAGTATTTTGAAGCTCCCTGCATCTTTGTTTCTGAGGTAGGTCTTAAGCGTGCTGTTATTGCAGAAGAAGATACTATCTGGGTAACAGTTCACCTCACAAAACACTTGGGTGAAGAAAATCTAGACAAGATGGAAGAAGAAGTTATTGCTCCTTCTTACGAAGAACTAGGTTTAATTGCCTCAACTAAAGAACTTCTCACGGAGAACTAAAATGACTTTTGGAATTACTGCGGGTGGTTTAGCTGCTGGCTTGGGTATAGCTGGTGGTATTAACTCCCTTACTGGTGGAGCTATTACTAATGCCTTGGGGTTTGGCGGTTCTGGGCCTGGCTCTGCTACTGCTCAAGCTAATCCAATGGCTCCATACCAAGCTCAATTGGCTCAGATGTATGCTGGTTATTTACAGCCTGGACAGAGTGCAAACATTCAACAGATGCCTGGGTACACACAGTTCCAAACAGGTGTTGTTGATCCTGCTATGGCTGCTAACAAAGCCAGTGCTGCTACCTCTGGTATGTTGTACTCTGGTAATGAAGAAGCTGCCCTACAGAAGCTTGGTCAACAAAGCTACTCTAGTTTTATGACTAACTATTTGAGTCAGTTGTCTGGTGGTGCTGGTGCTGGATTTAATCCTGCTGCTGCAGCTCAACTTGGTATGCAACAACAACAAGCTGGTTGGCAAGCTCTTGGTCAAGGTATGGGTACTCTTGGTACTTCAGGTTTGTTTGGTAATAACATGTATACCAATCCTACTGGAGCACAAGTATTAGGTATGCAAGCAGCTAATGCTGGTAACGCTTCTATGGTAGGCGGTGGTATGTCGTCTATGGCTGGTGGAAGTAGCGCACCTACTGCTGGTATGGATTTCAGTGGCTACACTGGTGGATAAGGAAATAATATGCCACTCTTAATGTCCGATGTAGCTGCTGGTAGCAATGCTGCTTTACAGCTTCAGCAGAACATGGCTGCAATGCCTAATGTTCAGCAAGTTGAAGCTAACAAGATGCAAGAGCAACAGCTCAAGCTACAACAAGAACAAGCTAACGTTCAGCGTAGTAAACTTGCTAACACAATCTCAGAGATTGGCATACAAGCTGACAGAGATTCTAGAGACAAGCTTGCTAAGATGTATCAGTCTCCTGAAATGCAAACTGCTGTAGATGAAAATCGTTTTGGAGATGTTTCTAGGATGACTGGTCTTGCTTTAATGCAAGCAGGTAAATTTGAAGATGCACAAAAAGCTTTTAATAGTGCAACAATTTATGACTCTAAAAAAGTTGCTGATGAAGCTAAAGCTCTGGACAACAATGAGCGAGAGCTTTCAAAAGCTGCGGCTGTTCTTAGTAGCGTAGCAGAAGATAAAATTGGTGATACCTTTAATCGTCTTCCAGAAAAAGCTCAGAAAGATGTTATCTCTCAAATTGGTCAAGAGAACTGGAATAACTTTTCTAATGCAGAGAAAAAAGCTGCTCTTAACAATTTGATGTTGGTTGGTATCCGCAAAAATGCTATGCAAACAATAGCTGTGGATACAAACAAACAAACTATTATTGGTGAAAACAGATTAGAAAACACCAAAGAACACGAAAAAGAAGCTACTAAACGCAAACTAATTGGTGAAACTGGTGCTACTTCTAGAGAAGAATCTAGAGAATCTTCTGCTTTTGCTCGTGAGAAATCTAAAGAAGCTTCCTCTATGGCAATAGAAAAGTCTAGAGAAAAGTCTGCTGAAGAACGTGCTGACACTGCAGAGCGTGGTAGAACAGCTAGGTTTAAAGAAAAAGAAGCGCGTTTAAGTTGGGAAGACTACGAAAAAAATCGTAACAACATTGAACGTACTGCAAACAAAGGTCTGCAAACTTTAAACACAAAAGTCTCTGACGCTAAAAATGCTCTACAAAAAGTTCCGTCTGGCTCTGATGCAGAAAAGAAGGCTATTGAAAACTGGAACAATGCTCGTAAAGAACGTGATAAATATCAACGAGACATGTTGGAAAAAGAATTAGATCTTGCTACACAAGCTCCTGATAGCTTCAAAGGTAAACAACGTGTTATAGACAGGCTCAAGTCTTCAATAGCAGCAGTTGGTACTAGTGAAGAACCTGCACCTGCGAACAAAGGTAAAATAGCTGCACCTGATAACTCTACTATGATGCCACCTAAAGGTGCTCCTAGTAACAAATTAAGTGGTGATGATCAGGCTGCTTTAGATTGGGCTAACAGTAACCCTAACGATCCTCGTGCTAAAAAGATTAAAGAACGTTTAGGAGTTAAATAATGGCTTTTGATCCAGACGCATACCTAGCATCAGATGCCTCTGCTAAAAGCACACCAGCTCCTTCTAAAGGCTTTGATCCTGATGCTTATCTAGCTAAGAGTACAACTGCTCAACAACCTAAAGAACCACAACAACGGTCAATGTTGGCTCAACGTGGCAGCCAATTCTTAGCTGGTACTACTTCGGCATTAGACATTCCTTTGTCTACTCCTGGGTTTATTGCTGCAGCAGGTGCTGAACTAGCTACGACTACTGCTGGTATGCTAGCTAGTCCGTTTACTGGTGAGACTCCTAAACAAGCTTACCAACGTGGTGCTCGTGTTGGTGAAGTTGTTGGCAATGCCCTAATGAATCCCATGCAGAAAATCTCTGCATTGTTTGGTGAAGCAGATGCTTATGCTAACGCTCCTTTACCCCAAGCTATGTCTTGGTTTGGACAAAAGCTCCAGACTGTTGGTAAGAAAGTCGAAGAAGTTACTGGCATTCCTTCTGAGTCTGTACCTCTTATGGCTAACGTTGGCATGGTTGCTGCCGGTAGCAAAGGTGCAGGTATGCTTATGGAGAAGAAGACTCCTACTTTAGGTGAGCCTAAACCTAAAGCCGAGTTGCCTCCTGAACCTCCCCCTGGTGCTACAGAGGGAGAGAAGGCTGTCTTCTTGCAGAAGGTTAAGGAGATTCAAAAGGAACGTGAGTCTAAGTCTCCTCTGGTTCAAACTGCTATTAAGAACAAAGAGACTGGTGAGATTGAACCTCTTGGTCCTAAGCACAGTGAGAAACGTAAAGCAGAAACTAAAGACACCCATGAGCAGGGGTTCCTTACAGAAGACGGTCGTTTCTTAGATCGTAAAGAAGCTGTTGATCAAGCTAAGAGTACTGGTCAGATCCCTGAAGATCACAAGCTTCAGATGCCTGACGATGGTCTACACAGTGGTGATTTGCGTAGTGCTGGTGATGACCGCTTTAAACTGGCTGATGTTCCTGCTTCTATTGAAGGTATTCCTGTTGTTCAAACAACCGATATTGTTCGTAAAGCAACTGGGGATAAAATTGGTGCTAAAACTCGTCGAGATTCAGAGGGTAACCCACTTCGTATTGATATAAACCCAGATCTTTTATATCAACAGTTTGAAGACAAACCTTGGACTCAACCAAAAGTAGAAGGTGTAGAACCTTTACCAGAAGATGCGTTTAAGACTCCCCAAGAGTGGATTGACTTTGCTATTCAACACGAAGCAGAGCACGTTAAAACTCCCCGTGTAGAAGGTCAAGACAAAGGTGCTTACGAAGATCAGACTAACAAAGCTGCTCTTAAAACATTAGCAGAGAAAAAGGCTAGCTCATCTGGTGAGCTACCCCCCGAGCCTCTTAAAGAAACTCCTGTAGATCGCACTAAAACTTCTCCTCGTGATGTTGCTACTGAGCAAGAGATGTATGACATTGCTGCAGACATCTATGCCAAACATGGTGAAGTAGATGCTGTTAAGTTCTTTGAAGGATTTAAAGAGTATCAGAAGTCTTGGTTAGAGCCTGTTAAGGAAACCGAGAAGTTTGTTGGTATGAATATCAACAACAAAATGGCTGATGCTCGTATCATTCACAACGAAGCTAAACGGATGGCTGAAGCTATCCCTGATGCTGCTCGTAGAGAAGCTATTGCAGAAGCTGTTGACAAGGGTGATCTCTCTGGTCTTAGCCCAGAAGAAGTTAAGGTTGCTGAGAAGTACCAAGAGCTTGTTAAAGCAATTGGTGATAAAGCTGTCGAAAAGGGTGTTGTTAAGGGTCTGCTTGAAGACTACGTAACCCACATCATTGATTGGGCTGGTGCTCCCAAAGGTGCTCGTGAAGAGTTTATCCAAGCGTTACTAGGAACACCTAGTGAGGCTGGTGCTATGCGTGGCATGACCACCGAGTCTAAGTTTGGTAAGCAACGTGTCTTTAAAACTTTTGCTGACTTAGAAGCCTTCATCAACGAAGCTAACTCTCGTATTGCTGCTAAGGGTGACAGTCAGTGGCGCTTACAGATTAAAACCAAAGACATTGCAGAGATCTACAAAGAGTACGCAAGCTCAATGCAAAAAGCAATTGAGAACAAAACCCTTGTGGATAACTTAAAACAAGTTCGTAATGTTAACGGTGAGTCTTTAATCCGTGAAGTGACTAAAGAGCAAGCTAAACCAGAAGGTTGGGAGATGATGGAGAGTCCCCAGTTTGCTGGCTATGCCGTGCATCCTGACCTAGTTGCTCCATTGAAGTTTGTGTTTGACTCTGGTCCTGGTGACTTGATGAAAGCTTTAGGGACTATCTCTCAAGCTGCTAAACGCATTAACGTTATCGGATCGTTCTTCCACGCTAAGTCTCTGTTAGAAGTTATCTCTAGTACAGGCATTCCTATTTGGACTCCTGCTAAAGAGTTAGCTCTTAGTGCTGGTGATAAGTTACTAGGAACAAAGAACGCTGCTATCACTAAAGCTCTTGATCAGTTCCGCAATGGTGGTCTGGGTGACAGTACTGACAAATGGATTCGAGAAGGTGGTCTTCAGTTAGAGATGCCTGAAGATGTATCTCAAGGTCTACTTGCTGCAGGTGGTAAGTTTGCTGATCAGATGATTGCTAAGTTTGGTCCTCGTACTCGTATCCTTGAGAAGTCTTTGAGTGCTACTGAGAAGCTTACTCTTGGTTTGTTTGATAAGTTTACCTGGGACTACTTGCACACTGGTGGCAAGCTAATGGTTGCAGAAGGTTACTTAGAAAAAGCTCGTATCCAAGCTGCTAAAGAGGGCAAACCATTTGATGAGACTAAAGCTCGTAAAGAGATCTCTAACTTTGTCAATGACTCCTTTGGTGGTTTAAATTGGTTTGAAGCTGCTACGTCTGCTCGTACTGAAATGGGTAAACGTATTGCTATGGCTGCATACAACCCTGCTGGTCGTAGAGCATTGCAGTTAGCATTGTTTGCTCCTGACTGGACTATCTCTACTCTCCGTGCCTTTACTGCTGCTCTGCCTAAAGACCTTAACCCAACTAAATGGCAACCTGTAGAAGGCATTAAGGGCATGATGGCTCCTACAACCAAAGCAGACTACGCTAGGTTGTATCAGTTTAAGACTGCTCTGACTTACTTCACCTTGTTGAATGCTATCAACATGATGACAGCTAACAGACCTATCTGGGAAAACAAAGATGCAACTCGCATTGAGTGGCCTGATGGTACGTCTATGCAAGCTATGAAGCACGCTATGGAACCGTACCACTGGATTGCTGATCCAGATAAAACCCTGTCTAACAAGTTAGGGTTTATACCTAAAGCTGCTATTGTTGGTATTGGTGGTTTGGAGTACGCATCTCCTGATGCCCCTAAACTAGTTGACCGTAGTGCTGTTGGTAGATTAGAAACTGTAGGTAAAATGGCTGTGCCTTTCCAAGTATCAGCAGCTAGTACTGCTCCTGAAGGAGAAGGTGCTAAGAGAGCGTTACTGGGAACATTAGGCTTCCCCATCTATGGTGGCACTGCCGAACAACGTAAACAACAAAGAGCCGAACGTGAGAAACAACTTAAAGAAGCTGCTAAACGTTACAAAGAGAAGGCTAAGGAAAAAGGTTGGGATCAACAATGAAACTTCTAATCATTGACCAGTTTGACTGTGGCTTCTCTATGGACTTGGCTATCAAGTCTGCTGCTTATGGTCATGAAGCACGTGTGTACATGCGTAACAACTTTGATGGTAGTCGCTGTGAGAACGGTGATGGTATGGACTGTTTCAAGAAGGTAGCTGATTGGGAATCCAGTATGAACTGGGCTGACCTTATCTTTGTTACTGATAACAGTCGTTACATTCAGAAGCTTGAAAGCTATCACCGTAAGGGCTACCCTATCTATGGTTGCAATGTAGAAGGTGCTCGTTGGGAACAGGATCGGGAGTACGGAGCCGCTGTTTTTGAGAGAGCTGGTATCCCAATTATTCCTACCATGAAGTTTTCTAAATACGATGAGGCTATTTCTCACGTTCTTAGTAACAAAGACAAACGCTTTGTGTCTAAGCCTATTGGTGACGGAGACAAGGCTCTTAGCTACTGCTCTAAAGACTGGCGAGACATGGTGTTCATGTTGAACAAGTGGAAGAAGAGCAACGCCTATGACGGTGACTTTGTTCTCCAAGAGTTCCACGCTGGATCTGAGATGGCTGTTGGTGGTTGGTTTGGTTTAGGTGGTTTCTCTAAACACTTCCTTGAGAACTGGGAGTTTAAGAAGCTAATGTCTGGTGACTACGGTCCTGCTACTGGTGAGCAAGGTACTGTTATGCGTTACACCCAGAAGTCTTTGTTGGCTGACAAGGTTCTTAAACCCCTTGAAGACTTTCTTCACGGCATTGGTTACTCTGGCTACATTGATGTCAACTGTATCATTGATAATAAGGGTAATCCCTGGCCTTTAGAGTTCACTACTCGTCCTGGTTGGCCTCTGTTCCAGATCCAACAAGCTCTTCACATTGGTGATCCTGTGCAGTGGATGCTTGACTCTCTTGATGGTAGAGATACTCTTAAGGTTAAAGAAGACATTGCTTGCGGTATTGTTGTATCTCAACCTGATTATCCCTATAGCAACGTTAAGAAGAAGGAGAACACTGGGTATCCTATCTTTGACTTGACTATGGAAGATGCTACTAAGAACATCCACCTGTCAGAAGTTAAGATGGGTTTTAGTCCTGGTAAAGACGGTAAAAACACCGAGCCTTGCTTGGTGACTGCTGGTTCTTATGTGTTGACTGTCTCTGGTGTCGGCAAGACTGTTGATGATGCTAAGTGCAAAGCATACGATACGTTCAAGAAGAAGATCCACATGATCAACTCTCCTATGGTACGAGACGACATTGGTGAAAAGCTTGAGAAGATGTTGCCTGAACTGCAAAAGAACGGCTACTGCAAAGACGTTAAGTACAAGTAATCATGGCTAACCCTAACACCCCCATACCACAGTCTCCCATTGGGGAAAACTTTCAGTGGAGAGATTGGTTCCAAAGACTTAGTAACCGAGTCTATGGATCGCTGTCTACTCAGAACTCTAACGGAGTAGACATTACTGGTGGGACTATTGACAACACAGCTATTGGATCTAAGACCCCCTCTACGGGGTCTTTTACTAGCTTAAAGCTAGGTGCTCCCCTTGATGTTGAGTACGGTGGTACTAATGGGTTTGCTATACCTAGAGCTGGTGCTGTAGCTTATGGTAATGGTGGTGCTTACGCTTTCACAAACGTCGGTACTTCTGGACAAGTACTGACATCTAGAGGTAGTGCTGCTCCTGTTTGGTCTGCTGCTGCCACTGGTACTGTCACTAGCGTTGGTCTGTCACTGCCATCTATCTTTAGTGTTAGTGGCTCTCCTGTTACTAGTAGCGGTACTCTTACTGGTACTTTTAACACCCAGGCTGCTGCTTTGGTGTTTGCTGGCCCTGCAACTGGTAGTGCTGCTACTCCTACATTTAGAGCTTTAGTTGCTTCTGATTTACCTTCTTTACCTTACGGTACTGGTACGGTTACATCTGTTAGTGGTACTGGTACTGTCAATGGTATTACGTTGACTGGTACAGTTACAACTACTGGGTCATTAACATTAGGGGGAACCCTAAGTGGCATATCAAACAGTCAGCTTACGTACTCTAGTATTACGGTCAATGGTACTAGCATTGCTCTGGGTGCTAGTGGATCGATTACTGCCGCGAATCCCTACGCCCTTACTATTGGTACTGGACTTTCTGGTTCCTCTTATATCGGCTCATCTGCAGTAACAATTGCTCTAGCCAATACAACTGTCAGTGCTGGTAGCTATACTTATGGTTCGTTTACTGTTGATGCTCAAGGTCGATTGACTGCAGCATCTAGTGGTACAGCTCCTGTTACTTCTGTTGCAGCTACAGCTCCTATTGCTAGTAGTGGTGGTACAACCCCAACGATTTCTATATCCCAAGCTACAACCAGTACCAATGGTTATCTAAGTAGCACGGATTGGAATACGTTTAACAACAAACAACCAGCAGGTACATACGTCACTTCCGTTAGCGGTACATCTGGACGTATTACTTCTTCAGGTGGAACAACTCCTGCAATTGATTTAGCTAGTGGGATTGCTACTCCAGGTACTACTGGATCATCGACGTTAGTTCCTGTTATTACTATTGATACTTATGGTCGTGTTACTAGTATCACTACAGCAGCTAATCCACAAGGTACTGTTACCGCTGTAACGGGTACTGCCCCTGTTGTATCGTCAGGCGGCACAACCCCTGCTATCAGTATGGCTGCAGCTAATGGCAGCACTAATGGTTACTTGACCTCAACTGATTGGACAACCTTTAACAATAAGCAGCCCGCAGGTACGTATGTTACGTCTATATCTGTAGCTTCTAGTAATGGGTTTGCTGGTACTTCTAGTGGTGGAGCTACTCCATCATTAACGTTGTCTACCAGTATTACTGGCTTGTTGTATGGCAATGGTACAGCTTTAGCTGCTGCAACTATTAGTAGCCCTCTAGCCTACTCTGCTGGTACATTAAGTATTGGTCAAGCTACAACATCTACTAATGGTTACTTAAGCAGTACCGATTGGAACACTTTTAATAATAAGCAACCTGCTGGTTCTTATTTGACTGCTGTTACTGCTGATGCTCCTCTGTCTGGATCTGGGACATCTGGTAGCCACTTGGTTATTTCCCAAGCTACTACTAGCACTAACGGGTATTTGTCTTCTACAGACTGGAATACATTTAATAACAAACAAGCTGTATCCACACCTGTTACCATCTCTGCTAGTACGTACAGTGTTGGTACAACAGACCTATGGCTTATCAACAACTACGCTGGTACGTGTACACTCACACTGCCCACAGCATCGAGTTATTCAGGTAGACAATTAAATGTTCAGAACTATCAAGCTTACACTGTTGTGTCTGCTTCTAGTAACGTTGTTTCTATTAGCGGTGGTAGCGCAGGTACGGCTATCCTTAACGCTATAGCCGGTGATAGATGTACACTTGTATCTAACGGCACTAATTGGTTGATTACTGATTACACACCTAACAACATTCTTCTGTTGAATTAATATGCAAATCTCTGATGAAGCCCTGCAGTTTGTTAAAGACACTCTGGGGTTTAGAGCTAGACCTTACAAGAACACCAAGAGTCAACTTTGCATAGGTTATAACCACGTTATAGCCCCTGGAGATGGGGTTGCTGATAACGACATCATCAACGCCCATAAAGCAACAAGCCTCCTGTATGAAGACATACAGAAGGCTCTTGTTGGTGTAGATGTTCCTAAGAACATCACACAGGATGAGTTTGATACCTTAGTACTCAGTGAGTTGCTTTGGTAGCTACTTCTTGTTGCCAAGCTCGGTGAACCGACTTAAGAAGTTGTTCTAAATCTTGGATCTTTTCGTAAGCTTCAATAGCAAACTGTTCTAAATTCTCCCTTTGCCAAAGGGTAAAGTCTGTACGTTGAAAACTCTTTTGTGGCATAGAGTCAGCGATATTCATTTCAGTCCTTAAAGTGTTGATTAATAAAAGTTAACTATCTCTTCCTAGCTCGTGTTTCATTTGCATCCACTCTGGAGGGCATAGGCGCATCTGGTGGGGGTGTTACTATAGCCCATAGACGTATCCAACGGTTGTTAATACGTGTCCAGCTAACAATATAAGTATCAGGCATACGATTTATTGTTGTTGCTACTGACTTAGGTTTGAGGTCTAAGTCTCCAGCAATGGTCTTGACTGACATACCCCCTGTAAATTCTTGGAGGTAAGCTCGTAGCCTCCTAGTGATAGCTGGCATTATGTGTTCTTCTCCTCTATAAGTCTGATTGCGTCGTCCACTGTAAACCCTAGCTCAACCAAATCGGATGGGCGGTAAATGAACTTGGTCGGTTTGATCGTTATGGCTTCCCCTCTTTCAACCATTAATTTTTGAATTTCAGTCAGCGTAGCTTCAAGGCTGGCTTGAGTTAGTGTTGTCATGTGTTCCCCTTACGTTGTACATGAGAAGCTAACAGCCACTTGTCACCAAGGAACTTGACAGACCTAACCCACTGACGTTGGTTGTGCCTATTGGTTTGGTTTGATACATAGGAAGTGTTAAACAATTCTCTTACGTGTTTAAGCATTCGTGTGTTCATTTTTATCTACTCTCTCATAGAAAAATACAATGTCTAGGTTGTAATCTTTAGCAGTTGTTTGCAGAACCTTTTGGATCTGTTTCTCCTGCTCCTCTTTAGCCCACTTCTTTTGCATAGCATTGATGAGCTTGTTGTTTTTGGTTGCTGCTTCTGCTGAAATCTTCATACAGGTTTAATCGTTATGGTGTCGTCGTCTTCAACTGTTTTAAGTTGACCTCTATGGATACCCAACAACATGATTGCTGTTGTGTTCCTGTAAGCTATGTATTTAGTACTTAGAGTGAAGTACAAATATACAAACACTGCTAGTGCTACTAATAACACTACTTCTAGCAAAGTAAATTCAATCATATATACCTCTGAATAAATTCCATCCAATGCTCGGTGTTAGAGAACACACAAGCATCAAGACCATTCTTAGCTGCCCAATCTAAATAAGATGTCTTACTCTTCTTAGATAGCCCCTGGTTACGCTGCAACACGTAGAGGATAGTTACCTCTGGGTGCTGCTGCTTTAACAGCACAGCCTTTTTCCTGTCAGCTCCTGTCCATAGACCTTTGGTTTCTATGTAAACGTTATTAGTAACAGTAAAGTCTGGTGTGTATGTGTGGTTACTTGCCGGTATTACGTACTTGATCTTGTCTTGTTCGTAGGCAAGGCTCCACCCCTTTGCTTCGCAAGCAGTCTGGAAACGTTGTTCTAAACCACTGCGGTACGCTGAGGGATTATGCTTTTTTGGTCTTGGCATTACGCTCTTCTCTTACTTCCATGAATACTTCTGCCCAAGCAAAACATACGCTAACAACTTCGTGAGAGGTTGTATCTCGTCGTGCTATTGCTTTACGGGTTGATTCTGCATTAGCTAGCTCTGAAAGCATAGCTACAGCAACA